CCGCGTTTGCTGACGACGAAGTGTCCGACGGGGTTTTCTTTTGCGAACTGGGCAAACGTGGGCCGCTTTGCGCTCATGTATTCCCAGGTCCAGACTGCCTTCGCTTTGGGGTCTCCGGTCAGGGCCTTGAGTGCATCGTCGATCTGGTTGGCGTACATGCCACGTCCGGGCTTGCGTCCGGCCGCTGCGCATATCGCGTGCACGTCCTGGTACGCGCGGTTGAATGCCAGGGACAGTGCACGGACCACGCAGTCTCTGTGCTCGTTCATTGCGGTGCGGGGGTTTGCTGCTGCGAATTTCATGGTTTACCTCACTTGGTTGACAGGGTTGTACTACACTGGTTTTTCATGGGTACTTCGCGGAAACTTGCCTTTTATCACCGCGGGCAATGTGTGTCAGAATGTAACACCCTCGCCCAGGCAATTCGGGCAGTCGGTCCAGACCGGTGACAGTTCGTCGTTCGAGATGCCGAAATGGTCTGCGCACACATCACACCCGTGCGTGCCTATCCATAGGGCTGCGGCTTCCTGGTCCACCTCGTCCAGGCATTCGTAGAACACCCGGCGCAGGGTTGCCGGCAGTTCGTCCATGTCTTCGGGGATCGCGCAACACTCCAGGGCGGGCTCCGATACGTTGATCAAACGCATATTCGTCGAATCGTTGATGCCCTCGACAATCGAGTGCATGCTGATGTGCGTGATTAACCACCCGCGCTTTTCCAGGGTCCGCCAGGACCCCAACTGCCGCAGTTCATCTCCGTAGTACCACCGGTCCTGCTCTTTCTCGGTTGTGTCACGGATGAGAAAGCCGATCGAAGGCCCGCATTCTGTGTACTTGTACGCGTTGCGGTACACCTCGAAGGGGCTCTCGAAATCGCCGAAGGCCACCTCCACGTAGATGTTGTCGGGACCGTCGTACTCGGTGATGGTGGGCTCAGTTGTCTTCATGGCGGGTAGCTCCGTAGAAACATTCGTTGAACAGTGCGGATGCGGTCCACAAGGGCTCGGTATCCAGGGCGCCCATTTCCTGCCATTTGCGCAGGGTAGGGTAGATCAGTGTCATGGCCTGGGATGGGTCCCTGGCGGCCGCGACGGCCGCCTCTGCGGCGCGGTTCAGTTCCTCGCAGGCCACGTCCACCCCTTCCATGCTGCTATACAGTGCCCACTGGTCAGGGGTCAGGTTGATGGTCGCGGTGACGCGACGTTCGATCGATACGTTCTTCATTTCAGTATTCGTCCTCGTCATAGGTAGGGCTCTCCAGGTTTGCAAGGATCCGACAGACACGCAGGGCACGTTCCCGTAGGTGGTCCGTGGGTGCGTCGGCCATCTCGGCATAGAACTGCTCGTGTTGCAACATGAACAGGAATTCCTGCGGCGTGATCAGTTCCTGCTCGGCCAGGGCATCGTAATAATCCTGCGCATGCAGGAAATTCATGGGGTCGATCGGCATGCGTGTGCGGTGGTCGATCGTGCGGATGAAATCGGATTGGTAGGGCTGCATGATGTACTCCAGGTTGATCAGGGATGGAAACTGTCGTAGGACCGGATGGGGCTGCGCTTGTCCGTGAACTTGTCGGTGATGTTGACCTCACCGAAGTGTCGCGCGATCGACAGGAACAGAGACGCGTCGCAATCCTCTTCCAGATACACGGTGGCGCCACGTTGGTAGCTATAGGTGCTGATCCGGTGCAGGAGGTGCAACTGCTCCAGGATGTGCCGCTTAACGGCCAACCACCCATGGCCCGGGTCCGAATAAAACGTCGCGTTGATCTTCATGATTACACTCCAGTCACTTCCAGGATTGTGTCGCGGTTGATGGCACGGTATGCACCCTTGGTCATGTCGTAGACCGTGACAAACTGGGATGCGTCCAGGGTTGACGTGCCACCCTTGAGGTGCTTGGTGACACCGACGCGTGCGTTCATCTTGCGCACGGTGCCATCCTTCTTGACGAAGGTCACGGTGATGAAACCGGTCGATGCGTCGATCTTGTCCGCCAGGGCCCGCGAGCGGGTCTTCAGGTCGGCAGAGTTGGCGAAGGTGAGCAGGAAGTCGATTGCTGTGGTCATGATGGTGCCTTTCTTGGCTGTGGTTGATTGCTGATACTAGACTGGTTTTTCGTGGGTACTTCAGGCCGGGTCGTCGATGGGGACCCACACCCAGGCCTGGACCCAGGTGCCCAGGGCCGCCTCACTGGTCAGCGCGTTGTAGTCCACTTGCACGTCGTCGTTCTGGTACATATCGCGCGCCTTGTCGATGGCGGGATGGGGTTCGTGGAAGGCCTCCAGGGCCTCCCCTGCGGTCAGGCCGGCTTGGATTGCGGCGTCGAGCAGCTTGCGTGATGTTTTCATTGCTTGGACTCCTCGTCTAAAACAGCCTGTGCGGCCTTGCGTACCATGTCCAGAGACACGGCGCCGGTGCTGATGAGCTTTTCCAGAACATCGACCGAGAAAACGTCGGCGTGTGAAAATCCCATGTCCATCATCAGGTCCGCGAATGTCGTGGGCATGTGGGGTTGGCTGTTCTTGAAAAATTCTTCGGCCAGACCGCTCAGGTTTCCACCACCCTTCAGGAACACGGTGCCTAGCGTGCTCACGTCCGGTTGCGGTGCACGATAATCAAATACAGTGCCGGCAGGGAATGATTCCCGTGCGTCGGGTCCGTACTTGCGGCGCCGATCGAAGTTGGGGTTCTTAACGTCCTGTGTCAGGATGCGAATTTCTGATGCCATGATCTACTCCGGTTGTGTTGTGGTACTAGACTGGTTTTTCGTGGGTACTTCGTCCACCCACACGTCAATCCGCCATTCTTCCACCCAGGGGACATAGTCCCAGTCGGCCATGGCCTGGGGGCTCTCTGCCCAGTTGATGCCACAGCAGATTTCGAGACGGTGGGCACCCAACATGCGCGCGTCTTCGATCGCGGACCGTAGCTGCTTCATGGTGCCATTCCAAGGGTGGGATTCGGCCTCGCCGGCCATGACGTTGCCCTTGTCGTCGAATGCGTAGAAATACCGGCCGCGCGATGCGAACACGCCACCGAATCCCATTTCGCGTTTGGCGCGAATCAAGGCCTTCTGGTGTTCTTCCGAGCACGCGTGTTGTAGGGATTTCAGATTGTGAAATTTGTTCATGATCAAGCCTCCATTAGCCAGTCACTGGCAATGCTGCGCGCCTCGTGGATCGTGTCTGCGCAGCCTACGAATGTCTTGCACTCGGGTTCTGCGAATAGTTCATAGGTTTCGGCCGTCGGGTCCCACAGGGACCACACTTCGCGGCCGTTAACACGCAGAACAAATTGTGGGTATTCCATGGTTATGTGCTCCGATTAGGATTGACGATATGCGGCGCCTTTGTCACGGTACCGTGTGGACTCGTTGATCATTTTCAGGTCTTGTGCCAGGGCAATTAGTTCGTCATACGTGTAGTGCCCGGTCAGGCGGATTGCCCAGGATCCGTCGTCCGGCAGGACCGACGTTTCGGCAGCGATCGCGCCGGTGGACTTGAAGGTGCGCGGATAATCGTCGCGGATTTCTTCGATGGTGAACATGGTGTGCTCCGGTTGTGTTGTGATACTAGACTGGTTTTTCGTGGGTACTTCACAGACCCTTGCGGTCCGTGTAAATCATCAGCAGCACCACCGATACGAACAGCACGAACATGGGTGCGTACATTGCGAATGACATGATGAGGTTGATCATGTTGGTGAGTTGGGTCAGTTCCATTATTTGCTCCAGATGCTGTTGAAAATTGTCAATGGGTCGGTCTTGGAAGGGACCGGTGCTGCGCACGTCGCGTGCGTCTTCAGGAATGTGGCGCGCATGCGTCGCGCGCCAGGGTATAGGTACAGGGTTGTGTGGCACCGTGTGCACAGCAGGGCCTCGGGTTTCCCCTTGGCCGGCGCCACGGTGCTGATGTTGTCTGTAGGTTTCATTTCGGGGCCTTCGGTCGTTGGATGATGGTCTGTGGCACACCCTCGCGCACTTCGTGGGCCTTGACCGTCGCTGTGATGGTGAAGGGCACATTCTGCTCGCGGATATTGTCACCGTCCCAGGAAATGCAGTCCGCGTTACCCTTGTACACAATCACGTTGCGGTCCGCGTCTTCCATGATGAAGATCGACAGGGACCCATACTGGGTGTCCACGAAAATGCGACGCACCACGGACAGGGTAAGGGTCAGCTTTTCACCCACAGTGCCGACGTGCACGCGTCGCGCATTCAATTCGGCACGCTCGGCATCCCACTGTGCACGCTTGGCAGCACGTGCGTCGATACCCTTCAGCACGGCCGCGGACTGGGCATCAGTGAGCTTGCCAAACCGATCGAAGGCCTGCGCCAGGGAACCCAGGAAACCGTCGATATAGCGCACGAATGACATGCCATCGTGCTCACGGCCGGCACAGAGCGCGTCTTCAATTTCGGTGGCACGTGGGGTATTGGCGCGCCACGTCTTCTTCGCGTTTTCCACAATGTAATGGTGGGTTGCACGTTGGTATGCGTCGGGGTTGCGAATGTCGGCCATGGTGCTGTGCTCCTGGGTTGTGTCGTACTGGTTTTTCGTGGGTGCTTCAGACAGGGATGGGGTTGAAATTATTGTTCCAGGTCGGGGTGATTTTGAATTGCTTTCCTTCGTATTCCACAATGTCGCCGGCCTGGACCTGGGGCGCATTTGCCCACCGTGCAGCCTCACGATCGTAGAACCCAGGATCGCCACACAGGACCGACCCGTGCAGGGTAATCCAGTACAGGGGATGATGCTTGGATGCAGCACGTGCGACAGCCTCGTCCAGGTCTTCGTTTTCACCATACGTAACATTGTTGTACATGGTGTAGCTGCGCACGCTGCTAAACGAGCACTTGCGGCCGTTGATGAAGATCAATGCGCCACCGTGCTCTTCCATGTTGGGAACCAGGGTGGGGATGGTGTTGGTGGTGTTGGTCATGATGGTTTGCTCCAATGAGGTTGGGTTGGGTTGTGTTGTGGTACTAGACTGGTTTTTCGTGGGTACTTTAATCGTGACCCCAATCCTTGCAGAATCGCTCGCTCTCTGCTTCGTCGTATCCTTCGTTGTAGGCAAGGATTTCGTTTTCTGTCATGCGGTCGGATTCGACCCTATCACCCATGGCATCAAAATAATGGGGACGACGGTTGCGACCGTAGTACGAATCGGCACGGCCGCGTGATTCTGGGCTGACGTATTGGAATGGCATGATGATGTGCTCGTGTTGTGTTGTGGTACTAGACTGGTTTTTCGTGGGTACTTCAGCCGGCATGGATAACCACACCGGCTGAAGGGTTATTATGCAGCCTGGAGGATCGGGATGATGCGTGGGGTGTCAACCACGAAACCGGTTGTATCCTTCTTGGCAGGACCCTTGGCATACAGGGCAACCACCACACCCTGGGGCTCTAGGTGGCGCACGTCGGAATCATCACCACCAATGCACTCCATACCCTGGAATGTGGCAGGGATGGAATCCTTGGTGCGGAAAACGACAGCAATACGCATGCCATTGGCACGTGCTTGCTGCGCATACTTGTCGAATGTCGCAACACCGGACCAGGAAAACGTCAGGTCATAATTCGCAGGAATATCCTTGCGATTTGACAGCTTGGTGTAATCGTAGAATTGCACGTCAGGGAAGCACTCGAAAATGGTGCGGCCGTCGGCCATGCGCACAGATTCCCACCGAATATCGGACGTGCCATTGAGACGCACCAGGGGTGTGAGACCCTTGCGTGCAGCCTTACGCACCAGGGATTCAATGTCACGCACCAATTGCTGCATGAACCATTCGCGGTCCGTGAAGAACAGCACCGTGCGATTCATGCGCGCGGTCTGGACCGACGACATGGCACCACGGCCGGCTGTGAACAAGCACGGTGCTTCGCAGCCTGCCAGTTTTGCCATGGGACAGACCTGGAAACCCGATTGGGCAGCCGGCGCCATGTACAGGATACCGGTCAGGAAACCCAGGGTCTGACCTTTCACGGTCTTGGCATTGGTGTCGATAGACAGCAGGGTGTTGGGACGATAGGTTTGCATGATGGTTTGCTCATGTTGTGTTGTGGTACTAGACTGGTTTTTCGTGGGTAGTTCAGGGAACCAGTGGGGTGAAAAAATTGGGGTGTTGCGCTATCCCCACATCCCCTACGTCGCGCGCGCATCAGTGCATGCTAATATGCGCATGTGCTTATATAAGCCGCGGCGCATATATGCCACCCTGGCATGGTTCTTGCATAGGCAATATGCGTGCCATGGCACACTGGCATGCTTCTTGCTTTGGCATGGTTCTTGCATAGGCAAGATGCGTGCCTGCTCACATTCTGTTACACGGATGAGCCTGCTCACCAAGGCGAGATATGTCAACCGCGGGCATGAGATATGTCAAGAAGGAGATTGAGGATTCTCACCAGGGTGAGATATGTCAACGTCGCGCTTGAGGTATGTCAACGGGGGGCTTGACTTTTCTCAGGCACCCCCTCAACGGGTCCCTTGAGCGGGGTCAAGTGGGGGGCCCACTAATCCCCCGAGCCTGTTAAATTTTTTTGTAAATTTTTTGTATGTTAAAGTGTTGCTTTTATGCCACAATGTCACGGGTCCAAAATGTCACGGATCTTGCGTGTCACGGATTTGGGGGCTTGGAGACCATGCAATCTTGGAGCGCCGGCGGCGTTTTTTCCAGGTTAGGACCCGCCGCCCGCATTTTGGAACGGTCAAGTGTGTGCATTTGTAACAGAAATCTTGGGTTTATCTAAGGCGCGCTTGGGTTTGTTTGGGCCTACCCAAGACAGAAATTTTCCTTTGAAATCAATGCTTTACTCCCTATATCCTTTCTTTTGTCTTATTTGTCTTAATAAAAAAAAGAAAGAAGTAGAGTAATAGGAAAGGGTAAACACTCTATAGGAACAGAATACACTGGACCACTTCCACCCAAGAAATCGAGACACCCAAGACAGAACCCCCTGGAAGGGTGCGGCACCCCGGCCTCCAACCTGGAGAGATGCCGACAAGCACGGGGCGCTTTTAGTTCGCCATTTGTATGAGTTGGATAATGGCAATAACGGCAGATACGCCGGTCCCTACCCCGGATTCATGGGTACTGGCGCGAGACCTACGTAAGGGGGATATTGTTTTCGATAACCTGGGCGCGCCCATGGTGATTGAGGCGACGCAGGAGTACACGCCGGATGTTTGCTACCGGGTGGGGTTTAGGGACGGCACGACATTCAAGGGCGACGGTAAGGCGAGTCTAGGACTGGCGACGAGAAAGTACCGGATCAAGCAATGCGAATACCGCGCGCGGCCCATCAAACCGTACCGCAAGCGTTTCCGGATGCAGTTGGCTACCTTGACCCTGGCCGAACTGGCGGAGCGGCCTCTGAAGGACAAGAACGGCCGCCTGGAGTATGCGGTGCCCATGGCCGCACCCCAGTACCCATGGCGCGATCTGCCGGTGCCTCCGTACGTGTTTGGGGTGTGGTGGGGCTCCAAGGCCAAGGCAAGGATTCCGAAAGGCACCAAGGACGTACAGAACATCCGGGCGAAGTTCCGGCAGTATGGCTATGAGGTGGTGGAGAGCCGGAAACATTTTGAAATTCGACCGTCGATACCGCACGCGTTCCTGTTTGCCGGCGCCGACATTCCGAATTCCCTGCCGTTTGCGTACTGCCAGTCGTCGATTGAGCAACGGCAGCAGCTTCTGGAGGGGTTTATCGACGCTCAGGCAACAAACCAGAACGTCGATCGCAAGCAACTGTCGTTCCACACCCCGAATTGGTACAACGCACGACGGTTCCAGGCCCTGGTGGAGTCACTTGGCTACCGAACTAGCCTCAATCAAGCTGCAAAGTACGAGGTAAATTTTAGAATTCGCTCACAACAGCACCATCTGTTGTGTCAGATTGAGAAAATACCGCCAGAATTGTGCGTGTTTGTACAAACACCGCGTCGGATGATGGTCGGAGAAGGTTTTATACCGGTATGTTGAACAAGACCCAAGAGAAAATCCTGTCGGATTTTGCAAAAAGTCACAAACACTGGCCCAAACCGGAGCTAGAGGCCGCACTTTGGCAAGTCCGGTGGGAATTGAGTGCCCTGCCGCACCAAAAAGAGCCCGAGGATGGGGAATACGACACGTTTCTCATGCTTGCAGGCCGCGGATCCGGCAAAACCCACACGGCGAGCCACTGGATCGGCATTCGGGCGTGGAAATACCCCAATACGCGGTGGCTTGTCACGGCCCCGACGTACAACGACATTCGCTCGACCTGTTTTGAGGGTGATTCCGGGCTGTTGAACATCATTCCGCGATCGATTATTGCGGACTACAACAAGTCCCTGTTCGAGATCACGCTGATCAACGGGTCCATCATCCAGGGCATACCGGGCTCTGAGCCAGAACGGTACCGCGGTAAGCAGTATCATGGCGGATGGTTCGACGAGTTGTGCGCGTTCGAGTATATCGATGACGCGTACGATCAGGTGCAGTTCACGATGCGTCTGCGCGACCCGAATATCAAACGGGTGCAGCAGATCATCACGACAACCCCCAAACCGCGGGAGTTGATCGTGGACCTGAACGAGGGCAAGGTTGGTGGCGACGTGTATGTGGTTAACGCGTCGTCCTACGACAACAAACAAAACCTCTCGTCCACCTTCTTCAAGCAGCTTGAAACGTACGAAGGCACCGACCTTGGTAAGCAGGAGATTTACGGGGAGATTCTGAACCCGGAAGATTCCGGCGTTATCAAGCGCAAGTGGTTCCGCATGTGGCCGGCCAAACGCGAGACCCCGACCCTGGAGTATGTGATCGCGTCGTACGATCCGGCCACGTCGGAGAAGACCTACAACGACCCAACCGCGTGCGAGGTCTGGGGTGTGTTTGAGCAACCCGACCAGGGCACGAGCGTGATCCTCCTGGACGCGTGGGATGCCCATCTGGCCTATCCGGAGTTGCGCAAGAAGGTGATCGCGGACTTCAAGGAGGTTGTGTACGGTGCGGACAATACGTTTGCAAAGGGCCGGAAGTCGGACCTGATCCTGATGGAGGATAAGTCGGCAGGCATCTCGCTGATCCAGGAGTTGCAAGGTGCGGGTGTGCCGGTGCGGGGGTATAACCCTGGCAAGGCCGACAAATTGCAGCGTGTGAACATCATCGCCCCACTAATCGCTAAGGGCAAGGTCTACATTCCGGAGGATCCCAAGAAACCTGGGGAGTTTGCGGAGTGGTCGAAGAAATTCCTGCGTCAGGTGTGCTCGTTCCCAGAATCTGGTGGGCATGACGACTATGTGGATTCGCTTTCCCAGGCCCTTCGGGTATTGCGGGATTCGGGGTGGATTCAGCTTGATCCTCTGCCGGCCCGGGACTATTCGTACGCCGACGATAAGAAGCAACGTGTTAATCCGTACGCACAATAAGGGCCACTCCCGACAATTTCTTGCATAAGTGAGCATAGGGAGACCTACATAATGATTAACCCAATCAAATCTCGGCGCGAAATGCTCATGGAAATGGCGGGCATGCCGCGCTACAACGTCGGCAGCAAAGTCGTTAAGGCTATTGCGCCGAAGGTTGCGCCTCAGTTCGAGAAGCAAATTGCCGCGTCCACGGATCGTTTCCGTACGCTCTTCGGCCGTGATCCTTCGCCGGAAGAGACCCAGACCCTGACGAAGTACCTGGAGTCTTTGTCCAAGCCGACCACGCCGCCGGCGCCGGACACCCCTGCGACCCGCGCGCGAGCCCAGTTCGCATTGCGAACAGACCCGAACATCAACAGCCCACGTGCTCCGGACGTGGCGCCGGACCCGTTCCTGACCAAGGCATTGACCGGTCGCACGGTCAAGGGCACGTACCTTCAGCCCCAGGCCTACGACATTGCCGCGCCTGAGATTGCCCAGAAGATCGAGCAACAGCAGGCCATGGGAGCCCTGGATGAACTGATCCCTGGCGCGTCACGCGGCTCGATCACGCCGTCGTCGGACTACTTTGGCGAAATGTCGTCGCTCCTGGAGCAGGGCAAACTGGCGCAGCCGATCCGTCGCAAGGGTGCACCCGACACGACCCTGTTCGACGAACTGAAGGCGGAGTTCCAGGCCAAGACCGGCCGATTCCCTGGCGAGGACGAACTTAACGCGCTGATCGCGGACTACAACCCCCTGCGCCACCAGTACGGTTCGCGTGGCGCGTCGATCATCAGCGAGCGCCCGCGCAGCCGCACCGGCATGGAAGAGTTCCGTCGTCGTGCCCGTGCTGAGGGCATCGAGGAAAGCGCGCTGATGAAGCCTCCGGCTGACTATCCGCAGCACCTCAAGGACGAGTTGCTGATTCAGCGCGGCGAACTGCCGGCTAAGGCTATGGGTGGTCTGGTTGCGATGCCGATGGCCGGTGGCGGCTCATCGTCGTATGCCATGGACATGCTCCGTGGCATGCGCGACTCGTCGCGGGCCATGGGCCAGGACTACGCGAACATGGCCTTTGGCATGGGCCGCGAGCCCTCGATGGAACCTGAGATGCGCGCAGGCCCTGCCAACCCGCTGCCCCTGCCGGAGACCCAGAGCCTGCCGTATCGAATCGGCAACACGGCCATGGACTTCCTTGGTGACCCGGTGGGCGTATTGGCGACCCCGTTCATGAGCCCGATGGCGAAGGCCGGTATGAAGGCCCTGCGGATGGTGCGTCAGAACCCGCGCAAGCTCGGTGCCATGCTTGGCCTTTCGCCGGCCGCGGGCATGCCCACGACCCCCGAAAACGAATACCGCTCTGTGCTTGAGCGCCGTTACGGAAACTAATGATGCAACCCATCCTTCCGCTGCAACAAGGCAAGAACCTTGGCGCCCTGAACCTGGAGCAAGAAGAGGACCTTCAGACTGCCGAGATGCAGGAGGACGAGCTTGAGCATATCGAAGAAGTGCTCGACCTTGACCCGGGCGAAGCGGAGGAAGAGGTCATCGAACTGCCTGACGGGTCGGTAATCGTCAACTACACGAAGACCCAGAGCCCGAATGAGAACCCCGAGTTCTATGCGAACTTGGCGGAGACCATGCCGGAGGATGTGCTTCAGAAACTTGCCACGGACTTCCTGGAGTATGTCGAGGTAGACCGTGAGGCGCGCAAGGAGCGCGACAAGCAGTACGAAGAAGGCCTGCGCCGCACCGGCCTGGGCAAGGATGCCCCTGGTGGGGCCACGTTCGATGGCGCGTCCAAGGTTGTGCACCCGGTCATGGCCGAGGCATGCGTGGACTTTGCTGCGTCGAGCGCGCGTGAACTGTTGCCGCCAGACGGTATCGTCAAGTCAGAGATCAAGGGCGAGGCCGATCGTACCCAGGTCGATACGGCAGACCGCAAGGTCACGTTTATGAACTGGCAGTTGACGGAGCAGATCGAAGAGTACCGTGACGAGATGGAGCAGATCCTGACCCAGTTGCCCCTGGGCGGGTCGCAGTACTTCAAGTGGCGTTGGGACTCGGAGCAGCGCCGGCCGGCCTGTGAGTGGATCCCGATCGACAACATCCTGCTGCCGTACGCTTCGACCAACTTCTACACGGCACAGCGCGCCACCGAAGTCCAGGACATTACCCAGGACATTTTCGAGCAGCGCATCGAGCAGGGTATCTACCGTGATGTTGAAGTGTTCAAGGCCGAAATCGACCTGAACGAAATGACGCGCTCGGAGCAGGCCAACAACAAGATCGAAGGCAAGTCGATCCCCCAGAAGAATGTTGACGGCGTGCGCCGCGTGTATGAAATCACGGCGTACTTGCGCCTGACTGAAGACGAGCGGACTGAAGGCTCGCGGGCACCGTACATCCTGATGGTTGACGAGGCCACGGAGAAGGTCCTGGGCCTGTATCGG